TATATACTTCAGGTTTGCATAACTGATTAGCAAAAGAACATACTGAAAAGGGGAATTCATTTTTACAAATAGATAAATAGGGGTTTTGTTTTTTACTTGGATCTGGACTTCCTGGGTCCTTTGGATCCGGATCAAAACTCTTCACTCTCATCTGAGAATATGGTACATTACCATCTCTAGGAGGGCATGGTTTACATGAATTTGTTAAATTAGGATTATTAATATCATTGTCACAATATTGTAAACAATATTTTTTATTCGTCGAATTAGGTCTATCTATACATCGTATTTCTTGGTCACCTGTATAAATCCTCCCCTGTTTGTCCCCATCATCCCAATTCCCATCGTTTGTACTATCAACACATGTGGCTGATGATGATGTAGGATACTGATTGCATTTATCAGGACTAGGACCGTAACATTGTGAATCATTTTCACAAAGAGTGTTTGCTGTATTGGCAGTTGTTGCAGGCATGCAACAAAAGTTACTTACATATGCATAACCACAGGTTCCTATTTTATAGACTTCTCCAGTAGTTAAATTCCATTCATAACATCCTTGAACACCGTCAGCAATATTTTGTAATGATCCATGATGAGTTAATAATGATTCTCCACCTGATGCTAATATACCACCTGTAATTGCACTGGTTAATAAATATGTTGATACGATAACTCTTGTTATTACTCCATGCCAAAAGCCTGCTTCACCCCTCATTTTTGTCCCATAAATAAAATCCTTAAAGCCCCGTTTAAATTCCTTCATCATGGATCTTTTTGCACCTATTAATTCTTCTGGTGTTTTTCCAAATTTTCTATATAGGTCATGAGCACCACCTAGAATACTATCACATTTTTCCGCAAGTTGTCGCATAATTTGATGCTTAGCATAGTCTTCTTTTGTTTTGAATTCAGTTTGATCCCAATCTTCAAACTTTATATCTTTTACATCAATTAGATTTGCTAATTTTTTTACTTCATTTAACCTCAAATCTGTTAGAACTTTTTCTATTATTTCTTTATTTTGTATTTGTTTTTCTTGTTGTGTTTCAACTTGAGCTTTCCTATCCGTGTCATTTTTTCCTTCAAGATCGTCTATTTCTCCATTTAGTTGTTGAACTTTATTTGCATCACGATTTGCTTCAGCTTCAGCTAATTCTGCTTTATAATTACGTATATTTCCTTCCAGATCAGATGCTACTTGATTGGCTACATTAACTTGAGAATCGATTCTTTCTCCATTAGCTATCAATTCACTTAATTCTATTGCTTCAACCTCCATTATAATTTATATTTACATTTATTTTATTATGTTCTTAATTTTTTTCTAGGCCGGAATCTAAATTGGTCGAACCATTCATCAAGGGATAAATCTATTCCGCATCTTTTAATACGTATACTCTCTATCTCTTTTTTAGTTTGTAAATCTATGTACTTCTTATGTTTTTTAGATGCCCAAAATATTACCATACAAATAGAGTCTGCAATATCATGTTTTCGATCATAGATATTGTAAAGATCTAAGATTGAAGGACATTTACTATTAATAATTTTTAAACAAGCTTTTTCAGTTTCGACTTTTCTATTTTCATAATCCAGTCCTCCAATATTTAAAAATTTATGCATAGAAGAAGGGCTAATCAAAATAGCCTTATTCCTAAAACGACTGAAAATAAGTTGTTCAATAGCTACTAAACCTTGAGGAGGTTGTCTTTCGATCAAAATATAGTCGCATAAATGAAAGAATTCTTTATGGTATTCAAATACATGTTCCATCCAGTCTGCGAAACATTTAGAGTGATATTTTTTACATTTTTTGGGGTTATTTCTATGAACAAATGTAGTTATATCAATTAACTCAACGAATACTACTTCTTTTATGGTAAAATCTTCATGAAGAATAGAAACAGATAAAGCAAAGTTTCTAATCCCTACATCAATACTTAGCACTCTAATAATAGGTTCAACGGGTTCTTCATCAGATTCGGATTCTATAACGAATTCGTGTAGCTCATCACATAAATTTTTAATCTCTGTATTTTTATTTTCCCCCATTTATATTTTGTTAATTTTTTTTTAAACTGTTGTAGAAGGTATTTTAACGTTTTTTGCGGGAGGTTCTTTTTGATTTACGTTTACGGGAGGTTCTTTTTGATTTACGTTTACGGGAGGTTCTTTTTGATTTACGTTTGCGGGAGGTTCTTTTCGATTTACGTTTACGGGAGGTTCTTTTCGATTTACGTTTACGGGAGGTTCTTTTCGATTTACGTTTACGGGAGGTTCTTTTTGATTTACGTTTGCGGGAGGTTCTTAGACGGCATTTCATGGCTATTTCTTTAGCCCCATTTTTAGTAAATTTTCTAGCAAAGATAGAACCGGAAGTACATATTTTCTTTTTATTTTTTTTAACGTATGGTCCCGATAACGTTAATGGAGAACAAGCGTCTTTTTTCCATTTTGTATATGTGGTCATTTGTTGTTTGATATTGTCTTTAAATTTTTTACTAGATGGAGATCCGTATTTTTTAATTAACCAATTTATAGGATATGTTTCATCTGGGCAAGATTTATATTTAGAATATTTCAAATTATTCTCAAAATTTTTGATAAATTTTTTACCTTCTGTTGATTGTAATTTTACAATTTCTCGAGCAATTTTTCTATTTATAATAGACCATTGAGAAGCGTAATAAACTTTATTTTCTAGATATACTTTTGCTTTTCTATCTATTTGGTATCTCCCTTTATTTATTGAGGTAATTTTCTTGTAAGTATCTTTACAATTATATAAAGGAATACAAGATCCCGATATAATACAGAAAAATTTATTATTTTTATTTTTGAGGGCAGCTTTTAGCATTTTAATATAAGCGGTAACAAGATTAGCTCCGCACCAATCAGTGGGTCCTGTTTTTACTGCATTTTCTTTTAACCATGCAGGTGTATCTTTAGTAACTTTTTTGATATGTGAGTATATTGAGTAAGTTTTATAATCTCCTTTTTCGAAAAAATTCTTCCATATTTTTTCGTGAGTAACACTCGAATAAATTAAGAAACAATAAGCTATTTTATTGCGATAGTTTAATGAATTCATTTATTATAAGTCTTGAAAGAAAAATGAATTATATTTTAAGATATCACAGATTATAAAAATAATGAATCAACGATTTACATTTTGTCCCTATAGTTGGTATATCGATGAAGATGAAAAGGACGTAACATCTTTTCGCGTGTACGGCATTGATAGAAAAGATCGGAATGTTTGTGTTAGGTGTACAGATTTTACGCCTTTTGTTTATCTTGAGTTACCTTCTAATCTTCCATGGGATGAAAGTAGTGCACAGATATTAGGTAATAAATTAGATAGTTTATTAAAAAATCAGAAACCTTTGGCTAAATGTCTTTGTTGGAAAAAGAGACTTTATTATGCACATTTAGATAAAAATAAGAAACGTAAGCTTTTCCCTTATCTTTTTTTAAAATTTTCTCATCCTTCTGATATTCGTAATATGTCATATAAGATACGTCGTCCACTTAATGTATTGGGAGTAGGTTTGGTAAAAGTAAAGATACATGAGCAAGATGCTTCACCAATTCTTCAATGGATGAGTCATCGAAATATTTCACCTGCTGGTTGGATTAAGGGTATTGGTCGTTTATTAGGCGATTCTGAGAAAATTACTGTGTGTGATAAAGAATTCCGTGTAAGTTGGAAAAATCTAGCTCCAGCAAAGAGTATTAATATGATATCGAGTCCTCTTATAATGGGGTTTGATATTGAGGTGAATTCAAGTAATCCTTCAGCGATGCCAAAGGCTGAAAAACCTCCTGATAAAGTATTTCAAATATCCTGTGTATTATATCGCCATGGTGATGAAAAATCAATGAAGAAGTATATATTAACATTAGGTGATCCTAGTGAACGAATAACTGGCAAGGATGTTAATATTCTTAAGTATTCGTGTGAGCCGGATTTGTTGGTGGGATATAGTCAGTTTATTAGGGATCACAATCCTAATGTAATAGTAGGGTATAATATTCTTAATTTCGATATTCCTTATATGATTGATAGAGCTAAATTATTATTTTGCATGGATCAGTTTGATCAACAAGGATTCAATAACGCTCACGCGAGTGAAAAAACTATTAAATGGTCCTCGTCTGCTTATGGCAATCAAACTTTTCAGTTTTTAGACGCGGAAGGAAGATTATATGTAGATCTTCTTCCTTTAGTGAAAAGAGACTATAAGATGGATAATTACAAGTTGAAAACAATCTCAACATTTTTTCTGGGTGCAACAAAAGATCCTTTAACACCTAAAGGTATATTTAAATGTTATCGAGAAGGAATTAAAACTGATGAAAAGGGTAATTATTCTATTACGGCTCGAAAAGCTATGGGTATAGTAGCTAAATACTGTGTACAAGATAGTGTTTTAGTGATTGATTTGTTTAATAAGCTTCAAACATGGGTAGGTTTGTGTGAGATGGCTAATGTTTGCAATGTTCCTATTTTTTATTTATATACACAAGGTCAGCAGATTAAGGTGTATAGTCAATTATATAAATATTGCATGTATAAAAATTATGTGGTTGAACGTGATGGGTATATACCTAAACCTGATGAGCATTATGTGGGGGCTACTGTGTTTCAACCTATTGCTGGAGTATATGATAGAGTGTTACCATTTGATTTTAAGTCTCTATATCCAACGACTATTATAGCTTATAATATAGATTATTCAACCCTAGTAATAGATGAATCCATATCTGATGAAGATTGTCATGTGATGGAATGGGAAGATCATGTGGGTTGTGAGCATGATAAAACTGATAGAAAAACAAAACCTAAGCATATTATGTGTCAGAAAAGGAAATTCAGATTTCTTAAAAAGCCGATGGGTGTAATGCCTACAGTGTTATCTGGTTTATTGAACGCGCGATCTCGTACCCGTAAACAAATGAAAATCCTTAAAAAGGAAGATGAGGGTAAAGAATTAACTAAGGAAGAAATAGACCTAATAAAAGGATTCTCCCAATCTCAAAAAAATAATTTAAAAATATTGATAGATGTATTAAATAAGCGACAATTAGCTTACAAAGTTTCGGCAAACTCAATGTATGGAGCAATGGGGGTAACTCGAGGTTATTTGCCTTTTATGCCTGGAGCTATGGCCACAACTGCTATGGGCCGTAAAAATATTACAATTGTATCTAAAGTTATACCAGAAAGGTACGGAGGAAAGCTTATCTACGGTGATACGGACACATTATTACCTGACACCCCAGTCTTAGTTAAGAAAGATGGACAAATTGAATACAGAACAATGGAAGAGTTGTCTCGAGGTGATTGGAAAAATACTGTAACTGGTAAAGAAATTTCATCGCCTGAAGATGGTTTATTGGTATGGAGTGATATTGGGTTTACGCCTATTAAATATGTTATTAGACATGCTATTACAAAACCTTTAATTCGTGTTACGACCCACGTCGGATCAGTAGATTGCACATTGGATCATTCGTTATTATGGGAAAATGGAGAAGTTGCTCGGGCTAGTGATGTAAAAGTTGGTAGTAAATTATGTATATCTGAATTACCTCTTCCAGAAGATACACCAAATGAACCAATATACCCTAATAAGTTAACACACCAAAAAATAGAAGAATATAAAATACCGGATATGTTTTATTATGATAGCGGGTTTTCACCTGCATTAGCGTTTGTATGGGGATTATTCTATGCGGATGGTTCGTGTGGTACATATTTACAATCTGATCAAAGAAAAAAAAGCACATGGGCTATTAATAACCAAGACAATAAATTACTACAAAGATGTGCTGATATACTTAACAGACACAATATAAACGGGATTAAGTTTAAAATATTAAATACTATGAAATCAAGTGGTGTTAATAAGTTAGTACCAATTTCTCAAAGAAGAAAAAAAGTTTTGCGGACATTTGTTAAAAAATATAGGAAATTATTTTATGATGTCCGGAGAAGCAAGAGGGTACCATCAGAAATATTTAACTACCCAATAGAATTTCGCCAGTCATTTTTTATGGGATATTATTCCGGTGATGGAAGTAAGAAAGATCCTAGTATCACTTGTAGTAATAAGGGAGCTATTGGGTCTGCTGGATTATTTTATCTGATGAGAAGTATAGGTTATCAAGTAAGTATAAATGTGAGAAAAGATAAACCCACTATTTACAAATTGATTGGTTCCAGTCCAATGTGTAAATTTAGGTATAAACCAAATATTGTTAAAAAGATAGATCCATCAGGTATATATAATTCTCGGGAACCATTAATAAAAGGGGATTATTCCGAAAAACCAGAGTATATATATGATATAGAGACAGAAAATCACCACTTTGCGGCAGGAGTTGGTCAGTTAATTGTTCATAATTCTAATTATATTGTTTTTCCCCATTTGAAAACGGCTGAAGAAAATTGGGATTATGCTATTAAAGTAGCACGGGAAGTTACAAAACTATTTCCGCCTCCTATAGAGTTGGAATTTGAATATGAAATATATTGGAGATTTTTAATTCTAACAAAGAAACGCTATATGTATAGAAAATGTGGTCGTGATGGTATTTTAGATGATAAAATAGGTAAAAAGGGTGTTTTGTTGGCTCGTCGTGATAATAGCCAGTTTATTAGAGATATTTATGCTGAAACTATAATGAAGATATTTAATAATGTATGTAGGGATGATGTAGTTGGATACGTATTAGATGAAATTAATAAATTATGTAAGGGTGCTTATAATTATAAAAAATTCATTATAACAAAATCTATTAAGAGTTGTGAGGCATCTCAAGGACCTTTCCGTAATAAAGATGATGTTAAATGCGGTGTTAGCTATTTTAAAAACGAAAAGGGTCAATTAAAAGGTAAATTGGGTGATTATACTGTTCCTTTATTAAGTGAAGAGACTAAAGAAAGAGATAGGCAGTTTAAGCTTAAAAAATGTACTAATGCGAAAGAGTATTATACTAGGTGTTTACCAGCGGCAGTACAATTGGGTGAAAAAATGAAACGGAGAGGAAAGCGAGTTGATCCGGGGACTCGGTTAGGGTATTTAGTTACTACTCAGGGAGGGTTAAATGGTAAGCAATATGAGAAGATTGAAGATGAAGAATATTTTTCTCAGTATAGATATATTCTTCGCGTTGATTATCTTTATTATCTAAAATTGATGTCAAATCCGTTTGATGATGTTCTAAATATTCTATATTTAAATAAGGAAATTAGTGAAAATCAAAAAAAATTCAAAAAAGATTTTGTGTTAAATCAGCATAAATATAGGTCTAAAACACGTTTTAAAATGCACGAAGAATTAAAAAAATTATTTCAACCAAAAATTAAATTGAATTAACTATTTTTCTTTGTTTTAGAAAATAAATAATATGAAATTGACTAAAAAAGAGTTGATGAATAAACTTAAGAGATATTTGAGTTATATAGAGAAGGAACGTAACATCAATAATAAAAGAATAATTTGTGAAAAGATGTTTTATATTTTACTCGAAAATTCTTGGTATTTAGAATTATATCCTACTTTGAAAGAAACTATAAGATTAAAATTGATAGAATTTGCAACAATTGAAAATCAAAAGTTTGCTCGAGATTATTATAAAAAAATTTTTAATGAAACTATAGACCATGCCTTAAGTAAATAAAATTTTATGATCTATAATACTTATTTTTAAATAAATTTAGTGACTTTCTGTGAAAAGTCACTAAATTTGAAATATTCTGTTGGAATATTATATACATTTTGAAATAACATATTTTATTTAATAAAATGAAAAGAACCTCATATAATTTGACTATACTAGGAGTTAGTACCGTAACCATTAGTAATATAGATTCCTACTTCTACGATGTCAATAAGCCTCTCGTATCCTATGGATTTGACGGCCTTTCCAAGGTAGAAGAAGTTTCCAAATTAATCACCGGTAGGATTCAGACTCAGGAACTCCTATATAATGGATCGATAGATTCAGACGAGTCGATAATCGAAGTTTTATTCTCTCCGGGAGATGAAGAGAAAAAATTAAAAATTTTAAATATGGTCAACACCAATTACTCATTACCCCGTGGAGAAGACTTAAGAAAACTTTCTGTCAGATGCTGCCAGAAACGAGAACCCACTCCTAGCGAGCTTCGTATAAGTGCTCCTCCTGGGTGGGACACCGCCAAGGAAATTATGGACACCAGTAAATGGAAATGTATCAACGACTCGGATAAGTTATGCAAGTACTCCAGACCAACTTGTACAGGCGATGATACTAATCAGGAATATATTGATTACTGTATGTGCTGTAATACAGAGGGCGTGAACAATATGAGAAATAAAGGAGGTAACATATGTATGCCGAATGGGTCGTACTGTAACGAGAATGCTCTTATTCCTATTCTATTCACCCAAGTATCTAGAGGAATTAACTCCCAAGGGTCTACTAATCTTGATCAATGGGTAAAATTCTTTACATGGATCGATTCTGGTAAATTATATTTTCTTTTTTTTGTAGTTCACAAGATGAACTGTACTAAACTCAACATTGTACTGAAGCCTTCTGATACTCCTTTCGAAAGGGTGGCCGCTGCCTATTGCTATCCAACCTCCTGTCCTCCAAATCTAGTTTGCGCCGGTAAGTGTTGTGAAAACACTTCCACATGCATCGTCGAGAGTTCTAAATGGCATGATGCTTTTCATCCCGTAACGTATCCTATAGGCCAATGTATTAAAGATTGTCGCAAGAATTCTTCCTTATGTAAAAAGACCGAAAATTGTGGGTCTCAGGGAAATTGTGTATCTAAGTGTTCCGATGTTACTTGTCCAGATGGCGCAAAATGTGACCCTGAATCCGGTCAATGTTCTTTTTGCGAGGAAGAGTGTTCCGGAGGAAAGATTTGTAATAACCAAAAAAAGAAATGCGAGTGTCCTAATAATACATGGGGAGAGAATTGTTCCGAACCTCCTTGTACATCTAAGTATGGTTCCATGGCATGTAAAACACACGAAATGTGCAAGCAGGGTAAATGTATCTGCAAAGGAGGCTGGTGGAGTCAAGATTGTTCAGCACCTCCTTCTGTATGTGATTCTAAATATGATTACCCATTTCCCGAAGATCAAGCAACTCCCGATGATTATATGAATTCCAATAGATTTGATACTTTTTGTAATGGCCCCACTAGAGGATATTGTAATACGACGAGTAACTGTAATTGTATATTAGGATGGAATGGACCACAATGTAAAATTCCTCCAAAATGTCTGAATTGGGTTTCAAATCAAATGAAGAGAATGGCTGACGGAGAAATTATCAGTACAGAAAATCTTAAAAAAATGGCACAAGAAAATACTAATTCTTTCAAAAATATTTGTAAAGGAAAAGATAATAGTGGAGGCATCCTTTCCAAAACTTCAACAGGATTTCTAAATGAAATTAAAAATAAGTATAAAGATGATATTAACACCATTTGTTCAAATGAAAAAAAACTCAAGGATAATTTTGATACTTGGATTTCTCCCTACAAGGAAATTTGTAATGAACCTGTTGGGCCTAAACCTGGGCCTAAACCTGGGCCTGTTGGGCCTAAACCTTCTTCAAAATCATCTAAATTATCAACTAGGGGTTTAGTTTTTATAATAACAGGTTTAGTAGTATTCCTTCTAATAATTGGTTTACTAATTTGGTATTTCAAAATTAAAAATTAAAATAAATTAAAAATATTAATATTAACTTTGTTATGTTTAACTATTCTCCAAGTTATTTATTTTATATACTACAATAGGAGATCCTGATACTTGCATTGATTCTTTGTAAACATTTTTACAAGCTGGGCAATGTCTTGATAGAAGTATAACAGTAAGTATAAGAATAAAAATTGCTGAAAGTATAACTGTAAGATATATTTTTTCTTTTTTGTTCATACCTTTATTCTTATAGTAAATTATAATTTTTAGAGGATTTACTGTAAGATAAATGACTTCCTTTTTTACATTTAATTCGAACCCAATAAAAAATTCGGAATTAAAAGTATCGAAGAGATCAAAAAATATAATAAAAGCCAATAAAAGAAAGAGAATGGAGTCCGACAAAGAAGTAATAAGCCGACTTAAATTTATAGGCAGATTACAAAAGGGAGAAAAAATAAACGTAAAATATATGTTTGTTCAACCAGATGGATTAATTACAAAATTTCAAAGGACCATCTTATATCAAGATAATCGTCAAAATACTTTAAGTTTTCTACAAAATACAATTAGCAGGGCATTTGAAATAATAAATAGCTATTCATGTTCTACAAAAGAATCTCAACTCCGAATAGGGGGTCATGTAATAGATGATTTGAAAAAATCTAAAGAAGGTTTAGCCAATCTTAAAAATACTTATCTATCTGACACCAAATTTATTTGTGATATAGATACATTAGTTCAAGAAATAGATGCTAAATTATTAGAAGTAGATAACAATGAAGATAATGAGGAAGAAGAGTAATAAGATTTAAGGTTATATAGTCATTTCACAAATGAGTATGTGGATAGCTAGTTTTGATATAGGTAAAAAAAATTTTGCTTGGTATATTGAAGAAATAGATTTAAGTAAAATGGAAGAGTTAAGTAAAGTAAATTCACTTCCTCCAATTCTTTATAATAATAATGGAACTCCTAAACTAGAAACAGGTAAAATTTTAAAAGAAGTATGTTTAAATGGGAAGACTATTATGCATTCTAATAACGATTTAACTAAAGGATGTTCTGCGGTTAGTAGGAAATATCTCGATCCTGAGATATTTCATAATATGAATGATTTACTTGATAAATATGGTGATATGTGGGATAAATGTTCTTATTTTGTTATAGAAATGCAGTTAAAGCGTAATACTATGGCAATTAAGTTAGGGCAGCACTGTTTTTCATATTTTTCTTTTCGTTATGGGAGATTTAAGAAAATTATTGAATATCCTGCATATTACAAAACTCAAATATTAGGATGTCAAAAAATAAAAGGAAAAAAATATAAAAATGGAAAATATAGATGGAAAACAATTGACCAACGTTCTAGAAAAAAATGGAGTATTGTTAAAGCTACTGAGATATTAGCTTCTCGAGGAGAGATAAATAATATAGAAAATATCAAATCAAAATCAAAAAAAGATGATTTGGCCGATACTTTAACCCAACTTCAAGCATTTAAATTCATGCATTTCGTAACAAAAGAGATATAAAAATTAAAAAATTATGTACCACCTCGTGATATTTTAAACCATTTAATATTGCAAAAAATTCTTTCATAACTAACTACGTAAAAATCATACTTTCCTACTAATTGAAATGATGTGGGAGATATACGTACACTACGTATAGTTGTATTGTAATATCTTTTTTCATTCATAATAAGTGAATGAGCAGCATTCCAAGCTGAATTTTTAGCTTTTTTAATACAGTCAACATAATAGACTGGTTTGTCATTGAAAGTTACGACCCATATAGATGAATTATCATCATCTTCTGTATCATCTTCTGTATCATCTTCTGTATCATCTTCTGTATCATCTTCTGTATCATCTTCTGTATCATCTTCTGTATCCTGTGTATCTTCATTTTCTGTATTTCCACTCCACTTCTGCAAATTTAATGGGCTAGCTTCATCCTTAATATCTTTTTCATTATTATTCTCATTGTTATGCTGAGACTGTCTATTATTTTCTCTAGTATTATTTAAAAGCTGTGTTTCTTCGTCGCTATCAGTTTTAACTGGGCCAACAATATTCGCTTCATCTAAGGAACAAGAAGAAACATTTGTATTGTTTTCTACTAGAGAGTCTGTAGTTTCCTCTGAAGGATTTTTATTCAGATCATTTTGGGAGGTAGTTTTAGTATCTTTCATTGTTTAATTAGAAGGAAGGACTTTTTAAATTAGGAAACGAAGCTAGAATATAGTTTTTAAATTATTATATAAATAAATTTAAAAATGATTTTATTTATATAGTACAATAGTAAGACAAATGAATCCATCATTAGAGCAAATTCTTAGGGAACACAAGGTTAAAGGTGTTTTCCATACTCATGTAACAATGGGTCCTCTTCAAGGAAAATACCAATTTGGACGTCAAGATTTGGAAGTATTTTGGAAAAAATTTATGAATACCCTCCAAGAGTCTCCTAAATCTTGTATTGGGATAGCCGAAAAACCCCAAACATATCTTCCTGTTTTGGCGGATATTGATATAAAGATTCGGGACGATGACTCTCAAGATATCGGTGATTATTTGCATACCGAAACTCATACTACAGAAGTAATTCAGATATATCAAAAAGTATTAAAAAAAATAGTAGAAGAATGTACAGATGAAAATCTTTTGTGCATTCTTCTGGAAAAACCGCTATATAGAATAAACAAAAATGGTAATTGTTATGCTAAACATGGATTTCATCTTCATTTTCCTAATTGTTTTCTTAGTAAAGTAGATCAAGAAGTTCAATTGATTCCTAGAGTTAAAGATCTTCTTAATAAAAAGGAAACATTTAAAGATATTGGTGTAGAAGATTCTGGAAAATTAATTGATAGTAGTTGTTGTAAAGTACCGTGGTTATTATATGGATGCAGTAAAGGAGAAGGATTAAAACCCTATATGGTGTCAAAAGTATATAATTCTAAGTTAGAACCTGTAAAGATTGAAAAAGCTTTAAAATATTATCAAATATTTGATGACAGGGAAAAACTTATACGTGTACAGGGTAGGGTACGAGAATATCTTCCACGAATTTTAAGTATTCTTCCATACGGAAGAGATACTCACGAATTGGTACATGGACTTATATCTCCCTTGAAAGAAAAATTAAGGGAAAAAAAGCAAATAGATAAAAATTATAAAAAATTATCAGTAACACAAGGTCTTGCTATAGCAAAAAAACTATTACCTCTTTTAGCAGATTTTCGGGCTGAAGATAGAAATGAATGGATGACAATAGGGTGGATTCTCTTCAACATAGGGGAAGGATGTTCAGATGCGCTGGATATGTGGTGTGATTTTTCTTCTCGTTGTCAAGATCAATATGATGAAGGGGTTTGTATACATACATGGCATAGAATGGTAAAAAAAGATATTACTATAGCTAGTCTTAAATATTACGCAAGTATAGATTCACCTGAAAAATATCGTCAATTCAAACAGGAAGAAGCTACAAAATATATTCACCAATCTCTTAGCGGTTCTCATAATGATATAGCTAAAGTATTATTTGCTGAATATGGAACAGAATTCGTATGTGTTAGTGTAGCATCTAAAATGTGGTTTCAATTTAGTGGTCATACATGGGAACAAATCGAAGATGGAGTTTTTCTGAGGCAAAAAATTTCTGGTAATATATGTAAAGAATATTCCAAAATAGGAGGAGAACTCTTAAAAAAGTTATCTGATGCCCGTGATAAGGGAGAAGAAGCTATGTTTCAATCTCGTCTTAAACAAATTCAAAAAATGATGGGGAATCTAAAATCTGCTCCCTATAAAAATAATGTAATGAAAGAATGCATGGAAGTATTCTACGATAGAAGATTCAGAGAAAAATTGGATACTAATCCAACCCTATTCCCTTTTAAAAATGGGATATATGATTTAGTTACAAATACATTTCGTCGGGGAAGACCGGAAGATTTTATATCTAAAACTGCTCCCATAAACTATATTGAATTTTCTGAAGATGATGAAAGAGTTCACAGTGTTTACGACTATTTAGAAAAGGTTTTTCCTGATAAATCTATTAGACAATATTTCTTAGATGTATCATCAGATATATTTATGGGAGGAAATCATCAAAAACATGTATATTTTTGGACTGGAGAAGGTGATAATGCCAAATCAGTAACACAAAATATTTTTGAAAAAATGCTAGGAAGACAATTATCTATAAAATTTGATACTACAGTAATAACAGGTAAAAAAGTACAATCCGGATCAGCTAATCCTCAATTAGCTCGTGCTGGAGGAGGAGTTAGACTTGCTACTTTGGAAGAACCTAATAGTGATGAAACTATCAATATTGGTATATTAAAAAATTTATCCGGTAATGATTCCTATTATGCTCGAGATCTTTTCGAAAAAGGTAAAGATGGGCGAGAAATAACTCCTATGTTTAAATTAGTTTTTATATGCAATAAACTACCTAAATTAAAATACAGTGATAAAGCTGTTTGGAACCGAATCAGAGTCATACCTTTCGAATCCACTTTCTGTAGACCCAATGATCCCGCTCCTGCTACCTACGAAGAACAATTACGAGAAAAAAGATTTCCCATGGATAAAGAATTTGGGAAAAAAATACCCACTCTTGTTGAACCTTTTGCATGGATACTATTGCAACACAGAAAGAAAATGGGGGAAAGAGTTGAACCTGAAAAAGTTCGCATGGCTACAGCTATTTATAGAAAACAAAATGATGTTTACAGACAATTCATAGAAGAACGTATCGTTGAAGATAAAGATAAAAATCTTAGCCTTAGCGATCTCTATGGAGCATTTAAAACATGGTACCACGAAAGTATGCCTCATCATACAGTACCAATTAAAAATGAAATAGAAGAATATTTTGAAAGAGCTTGGGGGTTTCCCGTAAGAAAACGATGGCCAGGATATCGCCTTAGAACATTACAAGATGATTTAGATGAAGGTAATGCTGTTATATTAGATGATAATGATCTTCATGATTATTCTGTGGAAGAAAATAAGGAAGGGTTAATTAACTATGATGTGGATGGAAAAAATTTACCTCCTATGTAATATTTTGGTAAAATTGAAATTTAAAATTAATATTATTATAAATTTCCAAAACTCGATGGAAGAGATAAATGAAGTTGATACTATAGTATTCGGAATATTTTCACCCCAAGAAATACTCAATCTTTCAGTATGCAAAATCACCTCTTCTAAAAATGAAGGGCGTGGTACTGTATACGACCCCAGAATGGGTGCTAGCTCTAATGTTAAAAACAATCTTCCATGTGAAACTTGTGGAAAACGGGCTATAGAATGCCCTGGACATTTTGGGCATATTGAGTTAAATGAATATATCATACACCCTCTTTTCTACAAATATGTTGTACAATTTTTAAGATGCTTTTGTCTTCAGTGTAATAGACTTCTTATTACCGCTGATCAAATGGCTATTGATGGTTTGCTCAAATATAAAAAAGAAAGGAGATTCAAAAAATTATTGGAAAAACTTGAAAAAGTTGGTGTATGTTGTCGCTGCGGTGATCCACATCCATGGATAACCTATTCTACCACTGATAACACTATTAATAAATCATATAGAGAAAAGGTATGGATGAATAAAGATAATGATTTGAAAACAAAAAAGAAAATTACTCATCTAGGTAAAATTATTATTCAACTTAGTGTTGACGAAATTAAAAAAATATTTGACTCTATCAAGGATGAAGATGTTATATTATGTGGTTTTGATCCCACCCGAATACACCCTAGAAATCTTATCCTACAATATTTCCCAGTAATACCCCCAGCTGCCAGACCATTTGTATTAACTGACGGTAATACATGTGATGATGATCTAACTAACCAATTAATGGAAATAATTAAAGCTAACAATATCCTCAAACCTGATCCACTAGAAAAACCTATTGACGAGAAAAAAGAAACTCGTCGACAAAAAGCTCTTAATACTCTTAAATTTAGAATTAGTACATTCTATAACAATAGTCAGCAAAAAGCTAAGCACCCTACCAACGGTGAATTATAATGCCGTAGTCTTACCAAAAGTAAGGCTAGTCCTGTCTAGAGGGCTACATACTTAAATTGCGGGGATATCTCGATAAAAGAAAGACTTACATACTAAATCTTGTGAGAAATCACATTGATGGTTCTAGTTAATCACTAGAAATACAGTAAAAAATGTAAGTTTAGAGACAATCCGCAGCGAAGCCCCTAAGTTCGTTTCAGTCATGAATACGGGGAACGTTCAACGAATTTATAAGTATGGGCCGGAGAGATTGACTATCTCGATGAAGGCTTAAGATTAATTCTAGTCCCACTGGCAACAGTGTTTATTCTGTGTAAAACTTTATTATTCTAGACAAATAATAAGGAAGAAGGAATAAATAACAATGAAATCACGAGGAAATGCGTGACGGAGTTAGGTATCTCGAGAGCTATCAAAGGGATCAAGGAGAGAATCACTGGAAAGGATGGACAGCTTAGAAATAATCTTATGGGTAAAAGAGTTGAATTTTCTGGTCGAACGGTCATTGGACCCGATCCAAACCTTAAGTTTGGGGAAATGGGTCTGCCACCCGAAGTTGCTACCGAATTAACTACTCCTGAATATGTCACTAAATATAACAAAGAATATCTAACTCATATTGTTAACGAAGGAAAAGCTAATCTTCTTGTTAAAGGTTCCAGGAAAGTAACACTTAATCTAAAATATGCAGGAACCCGAAGAGGAACTTCTTTATTATATGGAGATGTAATTATTAGACAAGGAAAAGAACTTACTATAGATAATACTAAAGACCTTAAATTACTTCCAGGTGACCTATTTAGAAGGCCAGGATTGGTTCAACGAGGGGATATGTTAATAAGGAAAGGTAAAAGATTAACTATAGAAGATCCTAATATAAATCTTCATATGGGTGATAAAATCGAAAGAAAAGGTAAAATTATATCTGTTATTACTCTACCTAAGAAAAATCTTATCAAGGTAGAATTAGGAGATATTGTCCATCGACATCTTAAAGATGGTGATATCCTTCTGATTAATCGCCAACCGACTGAACCAATGTGTTAGGGTCGTAACAGGTAGCTGCTTTAATGGTTGAGTAAGAAACCATTAAAGATAAACAGTGTAACTTACTCTTTAATATAACTACCTAGTCATATAAATTATGGCAAGATTCCTTAATTGCGGGAACCTCCTTAGAGCTTTAACTACTTTCCTTATATTAGAAATGATATAAGACACCAAGGTAATGACTTCGGGTATAGTAATAACGTTAAAGATTGGACAATCCGCATCTAATCCCTAAGGGTAAAATTGCGACTGCCTATGGGAAGAGTTCAACGACTGCACTGCTGAAATTGAAAATATTTTTAAAGATTATCTTAATTGATAAAATGGATAAAAAAAAATTAAAGCAATCTGAAATATACTTAATTACTAATAAAAATAATAATAAAATGTATATTGGCCAAACAACATCTTATTATCCTTGTGGAAGAAAAGGGGGGTATTTGTATAGATGGAAAAGGCATATAAGAAATTCTAAAAATAATATATACGAAACTAAAGCATTAACAAATGCTATAAAAAAATATGGTGAAAAATCTTTTAAAGTAGAATTATTACTATTATGTGATAAAAATAAGGCAGATTATTTTGAATGTAGATTTATTAAGTTGTATAATACTATTTGTCCAAATGGTTATAATATAGAATCAGGTGGAACAAAAAACAAAAAACTTCATCTTAATACAAGAAAAATTATAAGTTCAAAAAATCGTTTTAGATATATGTCTAAAAAAAATATAAATAAAGTAAAATGTTTATTAGAAGATCTAAAAATAGAAAAACTTCCTATGGGTATACAATATTCTAATGACACTAAAAAAAAATACGAAGGTTTTGTTGTTTCGATAATACCTAAAAAAAGTTTTACTGCTAAAAGCAGAACTTTGAAAGAAAAATTACAACAAGCTTTAAAATATTATGAGCTAATTAAAAATAATGATAAAAATGGTATTAAAAAATTTAATGAAAATTTGAAAAAAAAGGCATTATACTTGATTAGTTCTTATAAAAGAAAAACACTACTAGTTGAAAGAGCTAAAAAAGCAATGAGTAATATTGGTATATCAGAATTACCTATGTACGTAAGATACGAAAAAAGGAGTGAGAGATTTTACGTTAAATTTCCTGATCAGGGTTGTAAATATTTTAAAAAACATGATCCTGAGGAATCTTTAAAACAAGCAATAAATTATATTAAACAGCAGCAACGGGAATCGGTCTGAGGGGAGTCGCAGCCCCTATGAAGGCTTAAGATATAGTCTAGTCCTATAGAGAAATCTATAGGTAATCGCTTCACCGCGGTTCTATGATGGCGAAAAAGATTAGAATATTGCCAGGAAAAACTTTTAGATTGAACTTGGCTTGTACTAAGTCATTTAATGCTGACTTCGATAAATCAGATTTCTAACATAAGAAATCTGTCTCTGTCGAAAACAGGAGGCGTGAAAAGCGTGCTACCTCCTAGTGAGTAATTTCAAATTACTTGCGAAACTCCTCGAGGATCGGGAAACTCCTAAAGCTCTCGCTACCATCTGACC